GAGATTGAAATTGAAGATCCCGAGTCTGTGAGTATTGCGACTGACGGAATTGAGATCACACTTGAGCCAGAAAGAGCTCAACCAGAGGACCATGACGCAAACCTTGCTGAGTTTGTTGATGATCGTGAATTAGCTTCAATAGCATCAGACCTTATTGAGGATTTTGAGACAGATCAATCATCAAGGAAGGAATGGGTTGATACCTATGTTGATGGATTGAAGCTTCTCGGTATGAAGTACGAGGAAAGAACCGAGCCATGGCCCGGGGCCTGTGGCGTGTTTTACCCATTACTTTCTGAAGCTGCTGTAAGGTTTCAAGCCGAAAGCATCATGGAGACCTTTCCTGCTTCAGGTCCAGTGAAAACACAAATTGTAGGAAAGTTAACCAAGGAAAAAGAAGAAGCCGCCGAACGTGTTAAGGAGGACATGAACTGGCGCCTTACTGAACAAATGCCCGAGTACAGACCTGAGCACGAAAAGATGCTTTGGTCTTTAGCCTTAGCAGGATCAGCCTTTAAAAAGGTCTACTACGATCCTTCCTTGGGAAGGCAGGTATCTATGTTTATACCTGCTGAAGATATCGTGGTTCCCTATGGAGCCAGTGATTTAAGGTCGTCTCCACGTATTACGCAGATCATGCGTAAAACAAAAAATGAAGTGAAAAAGCTTCAGCACGCAGGTCTATGGAGGGATATTGATCTTGGAGAACCTGCGGGATATCTTGACGATATTGAAAAAAGAAAGGCCGAAGAGCAGGGTATGTCCGCCACGATGGACGACCGATACCGAATCCTTGAGATGTGCGTGGACTTGGACCTTGCCGGATTTGAAGACTCAGACAAAAACGGCCCCACGGGGATTGCGCTTCCTTATATTGTGACGATTGATAAAGGAACAAACAACGTCCTTGCAATCAGAAGGAATTGGTACGCAGATGATCCTTTGAAACTCAAAAGGATGCACTATACCCATTACATTTATATACCAGGATTTGGGTTTTATGGATTTGGATTGATTCATCTGGTTGGTGGTTTTGCAAAATCCGGCACTTCATTAATCAGACAGCTTGTTGATGCGGGCACATTAAGTAACCTACCGGGCGGCTTGAAATCAAGAGGCCTAAGAGTCAAGGGCGATGACACGCCAATCGCACCCGGTGAGTTTAGGGACGTTGACGTTCCATCAGGATCGATTAGGGACAACATTCTTCCCCTGCCTTATAAAGAGCCAAGCCAAGTTTTATATATGCTCTTGCAAACAATTGTAGAAGAGGGGAGAAGATTTGCCGCCACGGCAGATATGCAGATTTCTGATCTATCTGCAAATACACCGGTAGGAACAACCCTTGCGGTCTTAGAAAGAACTTTAAAAGTCATGTCAGCGGTTCAGGCGCGTTTGCATTATTCCATGCGCCAAGAATTTAAATTACTTGCTTCAATTATTAGAGATTATTTACCAAGCGAATATAACTACGATGTTGATTCATCGGTAGGTCGATCCGTCAAACAAGCTGATTACGATGATATTGATGTTATTCCCGTATCAGATCCTAACGCAACAACCCTTGCACAGCGCGTTACGCAATATCAAGCGGTATTACAACTCGCCGCGCAGTCGCCACAAATTTATGACATGCCCGAACTCCATAAGCGAATGCTTGGAGTTTTAGGCATTAAAGATGTGGATAAATTAATACCCGTAACAAAACAAATGGAACCCAGGGATCCGGTATCAGAAAACATGGATCTATTGGTTATGAAGCCTGTCAAGGCATTTATTTATCAAGACCACGAGGCGCATATTGCAGTTCATATGGCGGCAATTAATGACCCCATATTAAGACAGCAAATGCAACAAAACCCAATGGCAGGTCAAATGATGGCTGCTTCGCAAGCCCATATTAATGAACACATTGCATTTTTATACAGAAGGAAAATAGAAGAGCAATTGGGGGCTCCATTACCAGCTCCAAATACTGTATTGCCGGAAGATTTTGAAGTGCAAATATCAAGACTCATGGCACAGGCCGCTCAACAATTATTGGCGCAAAACTCACAACAAGCCCAGATGCAACAGAACATGCAGGCACAACAAGACCCAGTGGTCCAAATGCAGCAAGCTGAATTGCAGCTTAAGGCTCAAAGAGAACAGCGCGAAGCAGCAAAAGATTCAGCAGAGCTTCAATTAAAACAACAAGCTCAAACTCAAAAAGTCATGTTAGAACAACAAAGAATTGCCTCCATGGAGCGAATAAACAACCAAAACAATCAGGTCAAAATGATTGATAAGGCCGCTGAAATTCAAAGAGGTCAATAATGGATTTTTCTGAAGCAGTAACATTTGAAATTAACAAGCAAATCCGCTATGCGGAAGAACAGCTTGCACAAGGAAGTATGAAGTCCTTTGAGGACTACAAGTTCGTCTGCGGCCAGATTCAAGGTCTTTTGATCGCAAGACGCATCAACGAAGACCTTGCAAACCGTATGAAGGAAGACGATGAGTGATTTACCCGACCAAGCCACACAACTACCCGAACCCACGGGATACAGGATGCTGTGTGCATTACCTGAAGTGGAAGACAAATTCACGAACGGTATTTTAAAACCTGACGCCCTTGCAAAGATTGAAGAATTTAGCACCGTGGTTTTGTTTGTTGTAAAACAAGGGCCAGATTGTTATAAGGACGCACAAAAGTTCCCAACCGGACCATGGTGCAAGGAAGGTGACTTTGTCCTGGTCAGAGCTTATTCAGGAACCCGTTTCAAAATCCACGGACGGGAATTTAGACTTATCAACGACGATACCGTAGAAGGTATTGTTGAAGATCCACGTGGCTATAGCCGCGCATAAAGGAATGACAATGCCAGATCAAGACAGACTTGAAGTAGAAATTGAGGGCCAGCCAGTTGAGGTTGAGATTGAAGATGATCGCCCAGATCAAGATAAAAATATCAGCCCAATTAAATCAGACCCCACGGAAATACCTGAGGATGAAATCCGTCAGTATTCCGATAATGTTAAAAAACGCATTCAACAATTAACGCACGCAAGGCACGATGAACGTCGAGTCAAGGAAGAGGCCATCCGGGAAAGGGAGGCGGCTCTTGCCTATGCAAAACAAATTGCAGACGAAAACGCAAGGTTGAAAGAAAAACTTACAACCGGCGAATCGACATTGATCAAGACCATGCAAGTTGCATCGGAAAAAGATCTTGACGAAGCCAAGCGTAAATACAAAGAAGCTCTGTATACAGGCGACGCTGACAAGATAGCAACAGCCCAAGAAGAATTTAGCAAGGCTGTCATTAAATCCGAGAAGGTCAAGCAGTTCAAACCCGTTGCGCCAGAGCAGTTGCAAAACACGGATAATCCGACTTATAATCAGGTCGATAACAAAGCGGTGCGATGGAAATCCTCAAACCCATGGTTTGGGCAGCCAGGAGATCCAGGTGTTGACGATGAAATGACTTACTTTGCGATGGGTCTGCATAAAAAGCTTACCCGTGACCATGGTGATCATTACGCCGCTACGGATGAGTATTACGAGAAAATCAATTCTCGCATGAGGGAAAAGTTCCCTGAGTATTTTGGCGAACGGGCAGAGCCAGAAACTTACAAAAAGCCCGCCACGGTGGTCGCCCCGGCATCACGCAGCTCGCCACCTAAAAAAGTAAAGCTGACAGCTTCTGAGGCTAGTATGGCCAAACGAATCGGTGTGCCGCTAGAAGAATATGCAAGACATGTTGCTAAATTACGTATGGAAGGAAAGATATGAGCCGCGAATCTCGTGAAACCCGTGAAAACACGGAACGCCCAAAGCAGTGGAAACCGCCAAGCTCATTGCCCGATCCTACGCCTCGTGATGGCTGGAAACATCGTTGGGTTCGTACTTCAGTACTAGGACAAACCGATGCGCGAAACATAGCAGCCCGTCATCAGGACGGATTTGAACCATGCAAATGGGAAGATTATCCAGAAGTAGCCCGAGCCATGCTCGCCAACGGACCTCAAACCGGAAATATTGAGATCGGTGGATTAATGTTATGCCGAGCACCGATTGAAATGACTGAACAGCGTAATAACCATTACCTGAAACAAGCAAACGATTGGATGCAAAGCGTAGATAATAGTTTTATGAGAGAAAACGATCCAAGGATGCCGTTATTCAATGACAGACGCTCCGAGGTTCGATTCGGTAAACGATAAATTTTTAGGAGTTTAATATGGCTTACCCGACTGTAGACAAGCCCTATGGGCTAAAGCCGATCAATTTGATCGGTGGTCAAGTCTTTGCCGGAGCTACCCGTCAGCGCCGTATTGCATCTGGTGCGTCAAGCATTGGATTTGGTGACCCCGTAATTTTTGTAAGCGACGGCACCATTGCAGTATCGACCTCGACGACTGCTGCTCCAGCAACAGGCTTTGCTGGTGTTTTTCTTGGCTGTCAGTTTGTTTCTTCTGTGACAGGTCAGCCGACCTTCTCACAAGCATGGATTAGTGGTACTTCAGTAAAGGCAAACACCTTTATCACCGCTTTTGTTTGCGAAGATCCAGATCAGCTTTTCCAAGTTGCTGTAGTTACAGGCACAACGGTTGTTTCGACAACTTCAGGCTTGACCTATACCAACATTAACAACAACGCGGCATTGGTGGCCAACACCTTGAACACCGTTACTTATGATTCACAACAGGCTATTCTGTTGAGTTCTGCTGCTGTAACGGATTCATTGCCAATTCGTATTGTTGATTTGGTGCCGGATACGGCGTTTACTTATAGTGGTACGGTTTACTACCCGGAGGCAATCGTTAAGTTCAATATGCCGAACATTAGCGGTTCTACTTTCCTTGGTGGTCATGCCTACTACAACCCAACCGGACTGTAAGGGGAAACTTAAATGGCAATTTCACGCGCACAACTATTGAAAGAGCTGCTCCCCGGCCTGAACGCCTTGTTTGGTCTGGAGTACGCACGTTATGGTGAAGAGCACAAAGAGATCTACGAAACGGAGACCTCTGAGCGCTCATTTGAAGAGGAAACCAAGCTGTCTGGATTCTCCGCCGCTCCGGTGAAGAACGAAGGCTCTGCGATTGCTTATGACAACGCGCAGGAAGCTTGGACGGCTCGCTACACCCATGAGACCATTGCTATGGGCTTTTCAATCACTGAAGAAGCGATTGAAGATAACCTGTACGATAGCCTCAGCTCACGGTATACCAAGGCACTGGCACGCGCCATGTCCTATACCAAGCAAGTGAAAGCGGCGGCTGTATTGAATAATGGGTTTGCGTCTACTGTAACTTATGGTGACGGCCAGCCCCTGTTCTCAACAGCACATCCTCTTGTATCAGGTGGCACTAACAGCAACACACCATCCACTCAGGCTGACTTGAATGAAACGTCGTTGGAAAACGCAGTCATTCAAATCGCAGCATGGACGGATGAACGTGGCCTGTTGATTGCAGCCCGTCCTCGTAAACTGATTGTTCCTTCCAATCTTCAGTTCGTTGCAACCCGTCTGTTGGAAACCGAACTCCGTGTCGGAACCAACAACAACGACATCAACGCCCTGAAGAACAACGGTTCAATCCCCGAGGGTTATACCATCAACCACTTCTTGACTGACACGAACGGCTGGTTCCTTTGCACAGACGTTCCCAACGGTTTGAAGCACTTTGTGCGGACACCGATGCAGACTGGAATGGATGGAGACTTCGATACCGGAAACGTACGCTACAAAGCCCGTGAAAGGTACTCGTTTGGGGTCTCGGATCCGCTCGGTATCTTTGGCTCCCAAGGCGCTTAAGCCTTATATATCAAGCACTTAGCTTGAGAAGCCCGCCCTAAAAGCGGGCTTTTTCTTTGTGTGTTGACATTGTTGGTTCCTTGCGGTACATTACCTGTTACTAAGTCACAGGAGATGAAATGGATACCCCAAACCTACCCAAAACCCGCAAAGAAGCGCAAGACAAGGGCGCCAAGTACTACTTCACAGGAGAACCATGCAAACACGGCCACATAGCCCCGCGCAAAACAAAGGGCGCATGTGTGGAATGTTTGAAGCTTGAGTGGCAGCAATCGTCTGAAAAACGCGCTGATTATTTCCGCGAGTACAACAAACGCGAAGATGTTAAAGACCGCAAGAATGAGTGGTACGAAGCACATAAAGATCAAGTTATACAAGCTGCTGCAATACGACCGCTGGAAGTGAAACGTGTTTATCAGAAAGCGTGGAAGGAAAGGAACACTATTTGGGTTCGTGCGGACACAAAAGCACGCAGACGTAAACACAGGGAGGCTACGCCAAAATGGTTAACAAAAGTGCAAAAGAGCCAAATACGTGAGCTATACAAAATGGCTATAACTATGACAAAAACTACAGGAGAGCAGT